TAAAGCCATTTATACTCCTATTGCTGTCATCATTACAGACATTCCTGATGTTGTTGATCCTGCACCTCCATCATCACTCTTAAATACCTGATAACTAATTGCCTGATTTGATGCAGCAGTAGTTACTACTATATGAGGTTTATTAGAATCTTCACTAATCATTGAGTAGCTTATTACAGGTCTAGTAAGAAATCCTGCACTAGTAATATCTACAGTTTTAGTAGTAGCATTATATGCAGTAGTATCTGTGAATGTGACTGTATCCTTTTCTATAGTATACCTAAATTTATCAATTGTAAAGTCAAATTCATCAGGTTGATTATTTTGTACAATAAATTTTAATTGAAACTGTCTAAAGGTTCTACTACCCGCTTGATACGTTTGAAAACCGTCATTAACTGCTGAACCAATAAATTGATTTATATTAACATTACCATTGGCATAATATAACTGAGCATTTGCAGCAGTAGTAGTTCTAATGAGTGTTTGACTACTAACAGCGCCTAATGTTCCAGCAAAAGTATCACCAGAACCTGTATCAATATATTGTTTAAAGTTGACTAACTTATAGCTACTAGCAGCAGCTGTTATATTCGCTAATACATTTCCACCAGTAGCATCACCATTAGAAAAGTAAGAAGCTCCTAGTCTAATTTCATCAGCATCTATAAGACCAGCTATTAGTGCGTAAGAATTAGCATTTGCATAGTCACCTTGATCTAATACTCCTTCAGAAACATAAGTACCAAAGCCACTTGAATTAAGTGCTGCACTTCTAGCGGCATTAGTATATAATTGAACACTAGTAGCATTTACTCTATTAACATATAGTTCTCTATCATTTATCTGAGTCATACCGTTTACATCATGAATAATAATTCTATTACCATTTACTAGTCCATGCTCACTACCACTAGTTGTTACTACTGCCGGACTAGCTTTGGTAATTCCAGTAATAGTTATCACATTACCTGTGTATTTACCGTCATCCCAGATAGCAAATACATTACCAGAAGCACCACCACTCATAAAAGTTTGATTGTTTGAATCAAATCTAGGACTAACTACAGCTGTATTACTAAATCCTAGTACAGTACCAATTCCACCAAAACTTGCATCTTTTAGTACTCCAGCAGTGCCTGAAACATCAGTAACTCCTGACAAATATGTTTCTTTAGAATCATTAAAAGTAGTTTCTGCTGCCTGGGTTCCTTCTATATCTACAAATATAGCACCTGTAATGGTAGCTCCAGCATCTCTAATTGAAGTTATATACACAGCAGCTTCAGTAGCTAGTAAATCAGTAGCACTAGTAGTAGCTGAAAAACCAGTAGAAGTACCGTTTGCATTATCAACAATAGAACTAGGGCGTCCATCACCTTTATTCACAAATGCTAATCCACCACTGTTAGAAGTAGTAAAAGAAGGAAAATTAGCTTCCGCACTATTATCATTAGTTCTACCTGCAAAAGCAGTAGTAGGTGCGTCCTCATTATAAGCTTTTATTACAGTACTTCTAACAGGACGAGAAGTAGTTAGTGTTATAACAACTACACCATCACTAAAGTTACCACTAGTATCTCTGGTTCTAGCAAGATAAGTAAATTCTCCAAAAGTATCAATAGGAATTGATTTACGAGCAGTACCTGCAGAAACAGTAACTAGATTATCTGCTACAACAAAATTCGCAACGGTGGCTAATTGTATACCTGCTAAACGCTTAATAACTACTTCTTTTAAGTCAATATCTTTTAGTTCTCCATCATTGGTACGCGGATAAGACCACAACAAAGTAATCTGTTCAGTCTGTTGACCACCAGTAAAATTAAATATATTTTCAGGTGTAGCTGTTTTACCAATAACAGATTTAGTTAAAGAAGCAGTTATACCTCTTAAATCTTTATTTAGGGGTACGATTCTAAATATTACATTTCTAGTGTCACTAGTAAGTCCTCTATTAATACCATTAACAGTAAATCTAATTTTACCATCATTATCTACTCCCGTAGCAGGGACTTTTACAGTATTAAAAGAAGTTAAATCAGCACCACCATCATCTACACCTACATCATCTATAGAATCTAGTTTATAAGATATTTCATAGTCAGTTACTTCTTGCCCTTCAATATGGTCAAATTGTACTGTTACTCTAACAGCAACACCACCAGTTTGCTCACGATATAAAGATTCTACAATAGTAGCATTTAGTACTTTTTGTATAGGAATAGGTTGAACATTTACAGATTTAGTATTGAAAGCGCTAAGCCTACCACCTCTACTTTTATTTCTTGCACGAATAGATGTAGTACCTTGTAATAAGTTTGGTATAATTTTATCTTTAGTTAAGAATATAGCTTCATAGTCAGAACCAGTTTCTAAATGATATATTCTACTATTAGCTAAAGTAAATCTTCCAGGATAAACAGCAGTATCATACTCAAAAGTTCCTGATCCATTTGCGGCATTACCTATTTTACCTACAGGATCAAGACTAACATTTGTAAAGTTTAAACCACCTATATTAGCTTTAGGAGTTGTACTAGTATGTATTCTATATATATAATTAGCAGTTAAAGCTGCATTATACTTAGGAGAAAGGGGATCATAACTAGTAGTAGCTATACTAAATACATTAGCATGAGAAACTTGTACATTATCTCCTATTTCAAAAATAGGTACACTATAATAATCTACCTCTGCTCTAAAAGCTGTCTCAGTAGCGTCACTTGTATATACTACATTTGCATTCATTTGAACGTTATCATTATTAAGAACAAATTGTCCAGAACTTCTTTGAGTACCGTCTACAAATAATCTAACAAAAGCTGTATCTCTAGGACGTACAGGCAAATCAATAGTAGTAGTATCATTACCATTTATTTCACCACTTTTTATATAAGTAGATTCTGAGCCTCTTACATAAAAACTATTATTAGAATAATGTCTAGAATCTACAAGTTGATTTAAATTTACGTAAAAAGGAGCTGACGGTATTTTATTAACCAAAGTTACACCACTGGTTCTTTTATTTTCTATTTTTAATTTATCGGTAGCAAGAGTAAATCCTGTAATCGGTTGGCTAAGATCTGTTACGGTCCCTGCAAAGCCAACAAAGTTTAATAACCCTTGTTGTTGAGATTTTTCAATTATAGGAATAGTAATATGGTCTGTACCTTTTAGTGCCCCAAAAATAGCATTATCATTAGCATCTAATATACTACATTGAAAGTTTTCATCAAATACTTGCCCAAAACCTTCTAAAGTAAATTCTATATTACCATCTGAAGTACCGCCAGAAGTATCTACAACATTAACAGCAGTGCATAGTAATTTAACTTCGCCTACAGGACTACTATACCCACTTTTACCTGCTAAAGTTACAGGATTTATATCTCCAACAAATACATTAGCTTGCTCAATATGTACTACTTGCCCGCTTATTCCTGAAAGATTTGCATTAGCTACTAAAGACTCTCCCAAAGGTTTAGACATTTCATATTCAGTAATATAAGTAAGACCAAAACCATCTTGATCTGTTGAAGTTTTTAATACTCCATCAACAATTACAGAACCATCTAAAGTTCTTCTAGCACTCTTAGCAAAACTAAAATTAGGTACAGGAGGCACAGATAAAGAAGACTGTATATCTGTATATGCAGTAGGTCTATAGTCAATAAACTTATCAGAATCTACATAGACATTAGAAATATATTCAGTAGCAGAAATTTTAATTTTATTCTCTTGTAATTCTCTATCTAAATTTGTTACTTTAAATAGTTTATCACTCTTTGCACGATAAATATCGCCTTCTGCTTCTATTTCACCAAAAGTCCATAAATCTCCTTTTGAAGGAGCAGTATTAGAAGTAAATGCTGTATAGGCATCCCATACCCTAGTTATAGGATTATATCTTTTGATAGGGTTTAGTATACCTCGGTCAACACCAGTAGTTACAGCATCTGTAGTAGATAGTGCATATTTAGTATTAGATAATATATAAGTATCTATTCTATCTGAAGCTAGTTTTACAACTCTAAGCACTAAAGGCCCAGTATTAGCATTAAAATTAATATTATTAAGTGAGGGAACAGTAAAATGTTCAATAAATACATTAGTATTACTTGATTGAACAGGAGAGTCTACTCTAATTTTACCACCGTAACCATAGGCTACACCACTTGATTGTTGTGATACAGCAATAACATCTCCTGGTACTAACTGTAAAGCATCTGTGCTAGTATTAAAAGTAGTAGTTCTTCTTAGATATCTAGAAGAAGCTATTTGATACTGTGCATACCTAAGTGCTTGTCCACGTCTAGTAATACCTGGTATGTCTAAAGATTCTATATTTTCTATCTCAGTTTTGTTAATACCATCATTACTGCCTAATTGATCTATACGTACAGTTTCACGTTTATAGTGATTACCTGGATCAATATAGCTGACATCAACTCCTGTTAGCACTTCACTTTCTTTATTTCCTGAAATAATGAAACTGCCATCTTCTATATTTGCTTCATTAAATACCATAACAGGAGTTTCATCTGGTAAGTCACAAGCTAATGTAATTTTACCGTGTGCATAAATTATAGCCCCACGAAAACTGGAAGCTAAAGCATTAAGAGTATCAAAAGCTGCTTTTTGATCAGCAATAACAGTATTTAGTGTAAATCTTCTTTCTCTAATCTTTGTACCTTGTGATATACCTAATTGATTTTCTCTTGAACTTGTAAAAGTATTTCTAGGTTTACTTCTAAATGTACCATCGGCTATACCGTCTACTCCAACAAAGTTACCAGTAGCATAATCACAGGCATCACAGAATTGTGCTATCTGATAAAATCTATATTTATCAATAGTAGTATCAGGGATACCTAGACCATAAGTTTTATTAGTTAATATATCAAATATAATCCATACGGGATTCTGAGACCAAGAATATACAAAACTACCGTCCCAAGTACCTCTATAAATATTAATAGTAGCACTAGTCTGGACTACAGATCCTGTTTGTTGCGTAAAATAACCAGCAGTTTGAGGGCTATTAGCACCTGTAGCAGGGCATTCTATCATTCTCCAGTCTATTTCTCCACTAGCTAAAGTAGGTTGATTATAGTTTGAAGGAACTTTATGTACCAATCCTTTTACTAAGCTAGTAAAAGTAGGAATACCACTATGTTCATCAGTAGCTTTTAATGCAAAACCTATATGAGCAGTTCTAGGATATGCTTGTGGAGAATTTTCAATCTCATTCCATGCAAGTAATTTTACATCATCAGTCACACCTGAACTAGAAGAATCAGATGAGGTTTTTCTTACTGAGAATCTATAACCATTAGTATTTTTACTAGCTTCAGGTATTTGAATTTTTATAGTAAATTTATAAGCAACAGTTGTTTTTCCTGTTATACTACGAGATCCCCTAGCAATTATAGTAGAACCTGTATGATCAAATACATCAATAGCTACAGATAAACTGTGATTTAGTATATCGCCTTTGTCAGTAATTTTTTGTAAAGATCCAATGTTAAACATGAAGTCTAAAGCATCCCAGTCTTTAGCAGATGTTTCTTGTAGTGTAACTCCAGATGCAGGTATGCCTGAACTACCGCTTTTTAAACTAACAGGAGATGCAAAGTTTTGAGGTGTAGTAGTAGTTTCTCCAAATACATCTAATCTACCTTGTACAGTGGTACCAGTAGTAGATAGAGTTTTAAATTTTTGTTGATTCTCAAGACCGTTACCATCTAGATTTACTAGATCATCAATAGAATTATCACCTAACTCAATATCTTGAGGTCCATTAGGATTAATTCTATATACTGGACCTTCCCCTAAACCTACTACTACAAAAAGAATATCAGTAGAAAATAGACTTTGAGGATGTTCTACTGGAGTATGAGGTTCTCCGCCACCGCCACCTTTACCACCGCCTTTTGCACCTTTAATTTGTGGGACAAGAGTATTATCATAATTTACAAAATGTTTATTCGCCATCAAACTGACCTCCCACACTAACTGGATCACCACTACCATGAGAGATAGAACTTATATATCCACTTAAAAATTGACCACTTATTCTGTGTTCTCCATATATTAATGCTATAGGAGTACCGCTAGAAGAACTATTAGTTAAACTACCAAACATACCATTATCTCTCACACTAGATTCAGTTGTTTTTTGCTGCTGTTTTGCCGCAGGAGATTTTTGGAACATTCTACCAATAATGGACATACCAATATTTAAACCTATTCTTCCTAACCAACCCATAGCACCGCCACCACCACCTAACATAGTACTAAGA